CTTCCCCTTGAGCACGGATCAAGGCGCCTGTTAAATCTTTGGTGTTCCATCTTGTCATGACCAAGACAATAGCACCGCCAGGCTGCAAACGTTGACGTGGACCTGAGGTGTACCATTCATACGCTCGTTCTAACGCGCCCATGTTCATGGCATCTTGTTCCGAGTGTGGGTCATCAATAATCAATAAATCCGCACCACGGCCCGTGATTGCTGAGCCAACACCTGCAGCATAGTATTCACCGCCTTGTGCAGTCTCCCACTTACCTGCAGCTTGTGAGTCTTCTCTAAGTTTTGTTTTGAATACATCCTGGTATTCTTGTGAGTCGATTAGTGTTTTTGCTTTACGACCAAACCTAACTGCAAGTTCTGTGGTGTGTGTCGTTTGTATAATTTTTAATTTTGGCTTTTGACCAATCATCCATGCAGGTAGAAGATAAGATGCAAACTCAGACTTCGTGTGTCTAGGTGGCATGTTAATAATTAAACGTTTAATCTCACCTTTTGCTAGCTTGTTAAATTTATCTGCAATCTTTTTGTGATGAGCGCCCTCTACAAAATCAGGCCACACATGTTTTACAAAGGATAGAAAATCCACATTAATTTTTTCTATTTTCTTTTTTTCTGCGTGCCGTAGATACATTTTCATGAAATCTTTTTTAATATCAGGTGGCAGCTTTTTTATTTTTTCTAAATCTACTTTCATTTCGAAAAATTTTTCCGCAAAATTTTTTAGGTTTTGTTTTTAATTCATAATGATTTTATCAGCTATGAATGTGTAAATCCAGCAATATATGTAGCATATATGGGACCCCTTTGCATGTACCCCCCTTTAGTATAAAGCCGTAAGCCAAAAATTGACTTACGGCTGGTACCTCTATTGTTTTACTTTTATTTCTGTATCTACGTAGGTATGAGAACCATACCCATAATCATAACTTTTAGTTTCCCTAGTAACTTCTACCGGTGTCTCTTGTGGCTCGCTTCTAGGTTCGTGCTGCATGATACTATTTAAATGTTTATGCATGTAATCAGTTCTACATCTCTCATCACAAAAATAACCAAACCATGTATTTTCGTTCCATTTAGTTTGATTAATCTTACGTGTACGTAAAACTTTGTTACCTTTCACACCGCGTATTCTACCCACGGTGTGATAAGTATGGCACTCCGGTCCGTGACACCATTTAAAATAACTCATACGAAGTCCTTTGCAAAACCAAAGGCACCGATTAAAAACATACCGGTCGCACAAATAATGGCTGGTGTATCTGGCATAATGTTCACTGCCCCTAAATATATAAATGCAAAGCTTAATAAAAAGCAAAGCACATTTCTAATTATCGTTAACATATTAGTTATATCCTTTCGGTGTTAGGACATAGTTGCCTACTGCTGTTCTATATCCCATGTTATCTAAATCATAATAAGTGAAACACTTGTTTCCCTTTTTATCTGTCCACTCTTTTGTTTTGTCATCAACCTTACCTGATCTTGTAACAAAGCCCTTATGCTTTTTAGCAAAGTAAGTAATGTTGAAGTATGTTTTTATTGTCATAATATATCCTTTCGTTAGAGGTATCCTATATTAAATAGGATACCTCGTCAAGTCTTAATTTACACTTGCACTTTGTAATGCTCTAAAGTGAGCGATCTTAGCTTCTCGATTTTCAAACTCGTCATCTTTGTCTGTAAGCATATCCGCCAAGTTCTCGGGACTGAATACACTTAAAGCCATTGTAGACTGATCGTCAAGCATAGCTTCATTTAAAGGTATGCCAAGTTTATCAAACAATTGTTTTGCTTGACTGTACTTAGTATAAGATTTTAAACCTTGCTCGATCTTAGTCACCTTATCATTAATATAAGTGAACATAGCTTCGTGAGTTCTAACTAACTCTTGTTGTGCTATTTTAAATTGATTTAAGGTTGAGTGTGTAATGTCATCAACCTTAAAATTCCTAGAACCACAATAACTCGTTCCAATAACAGGAATAGTATGTTTCCAAAATGGGTCATTGATAGGTTTATTTTTATCGTCATCATTTTTATTACGACTAAAACCTATAAACTCTCTAACCTCACTTTCAGTTTCATAATATCTAGGATTTTTTTTATCTCCCCACCTATACTCAAAGTCTGGGTCTAAGCCATGTTGTTTTAAATCATCATAATAATAAGCATAGGCAAATCTATTATCATAACTACAATCAACATTAGCGTCTAGTTTCATGTCAAGATGTAGGTTGTTATCATTAGTGCTTGTCACAGTACCCTCGCTGTCCCTTTCCTCAGTTGGACAGATAAAATTAAAACAAGCGTCATCATGCACACGACCCCCGTTATCTCCGTATTTATCAATCATGGAGTTAATGGTATCTACGTCTTGTTGTGGTTGATGTTTCCTAACAATCTTAGTTATCAGTTCCCAGATTTTAGGTTGCAGTTCTACAAAGTTCTCTTTGGCTTCATCATAAGCCATGCGAACTCTTGTTCTTTTATTACGAAGATGATCTTCGTAATGCGATACTAAAGACTTACGCTTTTGTGCGTTTAGTCTAAAGTCTTTTGTTTGTGTTTGCATTTTATATCCTTTCGTTAAAAAATTTATATACCCCTTGACAAACAATGTCAATAGGATTATATGGGAGTGTATTCATTTTTTAGTGAATATATCCTTAGGGGGTGGACGGTCTTCTCTTGATCACTGAGGGCTAATGACTTCACCCCCGTTGTTTAAACGCGCTGGCCCGGTCATCCTAGGCTATCGGGCCAGCGACTTGGATCGAGTGGCTCAGACTCCCGTCGGCTGATAAGGTAAAACGCGGGGCCTGAGCCGCTGGATCCAGGCCGCGCCGCCGCCGCTAGAACACAGAGACTCTGGCGGCCTGGGTTCAAGCCTCAAGCAACGAGGATTTATATAGAAAGGATATTATGAGAATTAAAATTAGAAAAGATCTTCAAAAAAGATTTAAACAATGGTGTAAGAAAAATGATATGATACCGGAGAGAGCTGCCAACGCTCTTCTTAACAGTGAATTAGAAGAAATGTTTCAAATTATAGATGGAGATGATCAACCTCCAAGCGAAAGCGACAAGCCGCAAGCTTGACGGCTATAGTATAGGATGGTATAGGATACAGTAGAAAGGAATAATTATGGACAATGAAAACTTAAAAAGAATAGCTGATGCGTTAGAAGAGATTCTACGCTTAGTTAAAAAAGATATGCAGCGCAATGAGATACAAGAGTAAACATAATTTGTTGCGATGGTTCCTGGAGGACCATCGCACGCTGCCGGCCTCTTATGTAAAAAGCTGTAAGAAATTTTTTAAAGAAATAAGCGACAAGCAGCAAGCAGCAAGCGACAAGCAGCAAGCATTGACAAACAAAAATAAATAGGATATTATAGGACTATGAAAACAAGTGAAGCGTGGTCTCTGGTTGGAGGTTTAAGTAAGCCCTCTAAGATGCCGGGCTGGGCCTACGGGTTACCAGCTAAAGAGTGCAAGACTGGCTCTAAATTAGTTAAGATTAAAGGCAGCACCTGCCACGGATGTTATGCACTTAAAGGCTGCTACGTTTTCAAAGTGGTTCAAGCAGCTCAATACAAGCGACTCGAATCTATTAATAACCCGCTTTGGGTTGGAGCTATGAGTCTATTGATTAATTCTAAAAAATCTAAATGGTTTAGATGGCATGATTCAGGCGACATACAAAGCGAGGAACATTTATTAAAAATTTTTGCGGTTTGTAAATTAACGCCGGATGTTAAACACTGGATGCCGACCCGTGAAGCGTGGACAAAACACTTCCTGCCGCTATGCCCTGCTAATTTAATAATTAGATTCAGTGCTCCGATGGTGGACCAGGCAGCGCCTGCCTCATGGCCGAATACTTCTACCGTTGTGAAGACTGGCGCAAGTTGCCCAGCTCCACAACAAAACAACGAATGCAGGGACTGCCGGGCATGCTGGGACAAGTCAGTTAAGAATGTTGCCTATGGTCAACACTAATATGCTCCAGGACTGGGCCCGGTTAAACAGAGTTGCCGGGACCTGGAGCGCCAAGCTTCAAGCGCCAAGCTCCGCGAGCCACAAGCCGCAAGCATCAAGCCCCAAGCAGCAAGCATCAAGCTCCAAGCCGCAAGCAGCAAGCTCCTTGATCTGTTGTCCTTCATAAAGTTTCACGGTTCCATGACCGAGGCTCTTGGCTATGATAAACGTATTCAAGGGATGTCGAATATGAAACGCAATTTGATGTGGTGAGAAGCGTAGTTTGTTGTTGGTTGTTACCTTCATCTCAACCGTAAAAAAGAAATGATTTTTGTTGTAGCACAACAAGTCTGGCACGCCTGGAATGCTTATATTTTCTATTCTTGTGAGGTTAAATTTAGTCCAAGATTTTTTTATTTCTGAGTAAAATTTACTCTCTGGACCAGCCATTTTTTAGAGAACATTGTTAGGGACGGCTTGCAGATTAAAATGAATAAATCGGAACGGATCAACACCATTATCCACTGCAAACTGATGTGGAAGATACGAGTTGAAGAACATGACTGTGCCAGGTTTTGGACGTAACAATACTTTTTCTGTAGCCATAGTTACAATGTTTTGATTTTTCTCTGGTAGTTGAGTCATCATCTTACCAGCTCTTGGATCATGAAAAAGCGGAGCTGAAGTTCTGTCGGAACATTTTAAAAAGTAAAAACCAGATATGTGGTTGTTCCAATGTATGTGTGTATCATGGTGACCACCACCTTTATTTGCAAATTCTTGGCACCATAACTCGGTAAACTTTAACTCATAGTCTTTTAAATCATAACCTTGTGACTCTAAAATATTCTCAGATGTAGATTTAATAAATCTTCTAAATTGATATAACTCTGCCAATGCCATCAGGTTTTCAGTATGATAAGATAAACCAATGTCTCCTATATCTTTACCTGCTTTTGCTTCTCTAGATACTATCTGCGGAGCTGTTTTCTTTTTTGCTTCTACAATAAACGGATCACATATTCTGTTTATCTCTTCTAAAAATTGTGGGGCTTCTGCTCTATACACTGCCGATTGAAATATAGGTGACGTTGATAATTCCATTATAATACTTCTCCCTTTGTGTTAACTATTTTACCCATGGGTGCAAACTCCTGGTCTAAAACCTCTATCACTATTCTATGTGTTTCTCTACTTCCTATGACTTGGTTTTCTAATAACTTCATAGATTTAACATCGTAATATCTATCACCTGCTTTTACTTGAAATCTAGCATCTTGTGTGATGGGTGACTTCAACATCTTTTCCAAAGCCATTTGTACTACTTTCGCCTTTATCATATTTAAAGTAACATTGAATATACTGCACTCCATGTTATATTGCAAGTATGGGACTACCTAAAAGACTTACAGATCAACAAATGAAATTTGCTCATGAGTTGGTCACCAATGAAGGCAGAATTACGGCAACAGAGGCAGCTATCAGAGCAGGCTATGCAAAAGACTCAGCTAGATTTAGAGCATCTGAACTACAAAATCCAAAACACTATCCTCTTGTTGTAAAATACATGGGTGAACTTAGAGCGGAGTATCAAAAGAAATATGATGTTACATTTGAAAAACACATTACAGAGTTAGGAAAGATTAGACAGGCCGCACTGGAAAAGGGTGCTTGGTCTGCTGCTGTTAATGCAGAGGTTGCACGAGGTAAAGCAGCTGGACTTTACATAGAACAAAAAATTATTAGAACAGGTAAATTAGAAGATTTATCTGCTGAAGAATTAGAAAATAGAATGAAAGAAATATTAGATGAATACTCACCAATACTTGAAGGTGTTGAGGTTACTGAATTAACCAGAGAGGTAAAAGAAAAGCAACAAAAGTTACGACTGCAACCAAACCAAAATAAGCAAGAAAAATCCACGGAAGTTTCATCAGATTAATTTATCTTCTCCATACGTCTTATGTTAGATATGGGAAAACAGTTTCTATCTCCAAAAGTTATTTCACCATCTGGGTCTCTATCGTAACTAGAAAATATCTTAATGCTTTTTTTATCCTTCTTGTACACCCACGCTTCAGAATAGGGTTCGCTGTACGTCATCTTATCAAACTCTGTTGTACTAGCCCAACCGGTATCGCCACAAGGATCCGTCCACCATATCTTATATTTATCATATGGAAACTTATCTGGTCCTACAGGCGCAAGTTGTTTCTTTTTTCTTTTGGATTTTACTTTTCCCATAGGCTTTTTTTAATATATTTTCTAAAAAATAAAAACACCTTTATCGCGCGCGCGTACGGGAATTTGTTCCATGCATGGAACACGTTTGGAACAAGATTTGGAACAAAAAAGGTATTGATTTTATTGAATAAAATGGTGTTTTTGACCATTTGTTCCATTGTTCCATGCTTTTTAAAAAAATAAAAAATATTTTTGTAAAAATATTTTAAAAACCCTATGGGAGGGAACATTGCCATATTTATGACATAGTTTGACCAATTTTATGTCACGAAGGCTGTAATTCAGTCGATTTTGTGATTTGATCGTAGTATTGATCTACTCTTCTCAAGAAATTATGCTGTTGATCTATAAACTCTTGTCCACTTATGGTAAATCTTTGAAAGTAATTATCTTTGCTACACATCAGGATGACACCCTGGGTAATATTGGTGCCATAGACGTGATTATGGGCCATAGCATAGCCTCCTAGCTGTAATAGGTAGTCTCCTATCCATTCTCTGCGTTTAGGCCTATTAGTCTGTTTAAAATCAACTATAGACTGATGTCCTTCGTAGATACCTACTAGATCTGTTGCACCTGCGTAAAGACCAGGATAATGCACCGTGACCTCTGTACCCCATATCTCTGTAAGTTTGTAGTTAATACCTTCTTCAATAATCTTTTGTGCCATGCCATGGGCATTTTTACCAACAGTCGTTAAATCAAGATGTTGCTCACCCAGGAGCCAACCTTCAATAATATTGTGCATGATCGTGCCTCTAGTTGCCGCTTGATCCTTGGTCCGTGTTGCCTCGTCCTTGCCTACCCTAGCCTTCCAATCTTCCAAAGCTTTACGCTTCTCTTCTGGCTGAGTCTTAGACAAAATAGTCGTCACTGATGGTAATTTTTCCATGACTTCAAAACCAGAGTCCTCAGTCTGTATATCATAGTGTCTTGACCCACGGATCAGGGACCTGGTGCTGGCAGGATACTTAAACTTTTTATTCCATCTCATTTTAATCTTTCTACCATTTTTCTTTTCACATACTCTGGATCATATCCAGCAAAACGGCAGACAAGATAAAAACTTTCACTCGGATATAAAAAATAATCTTTTCCCATTCTTCGCATACCACGAGGTATTAAATAACCTTTGTAATCGAGTTCTTTTTCATTCAACGCATCTGTAACGGCTGCTGCTAAAACGGCTCTCCATAATTTTACTTCAGGCGAACTTGCCAGGGCAAGTGGTGTTACTCTATTGTTCATTGTTTTCCTTTAAATACTTTCTTAGTATGGCTCTCATAATCATCAAGATCAATAGGTCTTAGCTCTGGTTTATACATCGTATAACAAAGCGTCAACTCTTCTCCAGGTATTATATTTTTTATTGTTAATAACTCCCATCGATTATCTTTTTGTATTCTCATACAGTTAGGGTCATCACTATGATTAATAAATCCACCAAGAGGAGTTCTCACCAACATGGGTGGACAACTCATAGTTTCGATATGACAAAGTCCTAGGTTCGTGTTCCGATGTATAAACCGATCGGTAAATAAACCTTGCCCCTCAATCTTACTTTCTTCGATGAACAGTCCCTCGGGTAAAGGCCTGTAAAGGTTCTCTTTTTTCATATAATATTTTTATCTTTCCATTCTCTATATAATAACCACTAATCTTTCTTTTTTCTTTTTTTCGGGACAATTATTCCCCCTCTCCCATCATAATAGATGATTTTGATATTGCCTTCTTTACTTCTTGGGCTGCGAGAGATTTTACTACCGTCACGCCTTCGGCTCCCTGCTTTAACATCATAACACTCGATGTGAAAGTTGTTAGGATCCACGGTAATGATATCGATAGGACCATTCCTTTGACATGCTTTGAAAACATATTTTCCCTCCTTCTGGAAGTGACACACGGCAAGATTCTCACCGTAGCATCCTTTTATTTTTTTATAAGCGATCATTCCACCACATCCAACAAAGGAATACAATCGAAAATCCAATGTAAATAATTACATAATCAGTTACTGTAAATTCATACATTTTTGTTATTCACCTTGTCATACATAGCTTTGATACGCACACTGTTTGTTACATTACCTGATACTGATATTCTCTCAACATCAGATTTAAAAGGATATACCCAGTGCTGTAACCAAGCGGGAAAAATATACATGTCACCCGTTTGAGGTAAATATGTCTGATAAGTGATGACTTCTCTAGGTCCATCACCATAGGTGAATGTAATCCCACCTGGACCAGCACTGGTTCCTTTGTATTGCTTATTTTCTTCAATAAGCTCATCAGGAATCTGTAAATAGATTACCCACGACAAAGCTCCGCCGTGAGAATGGGGTGGATTAAAATCACCTGGGCCTTGAAAGTTTGCCCATAAAGATTCGAGATTGTACATCTCTCCACCACCTGCAATAATATTTCTGTCTCCTGTCCAATCTTGTAGTGCATGGTCATACATCTTAAACATGTCACTAAAAAATTTATCAAATAAACTCGAGTCTCTAAATTCAACTTGTCGCTTCAACATGCCTGCCAGACGAGACTCAAAATCTTTTTTACTTGCTCTGGCTTCAGATAAAAAAAGTTGTCTCCACTCTTCGGTGATCTTTGTCTTAACTAGACAAGGACCCCAACGTAAAACTTCGTAATTAATCGCTGACATTATTTACATTTTTTTAAAAGTTTTTTATCAATCACTTCTTTGTCAGCAACCCAAACATAACTCCAGCTATGCATACCTGTTGATTTGTCAAAACAACGTTTGCCAAGTACAACATGTTTGTTTGCACAACCTGTTAAAAAAATAAGTGCTACAGTTAATAATAAAAATTTTTTCATATTTTTCCTTTCATTGGATGACCATTCTTTAGAAGGTCAAGGTTCTTTTCGTTAATCTCAACTTCACCCTGGCTGTTACAGTCGATACAATCTTTTTGTTTTTCTGGTTCTACACTAGAACCGATGTATCCATTACCTTGACAACTAGGACAAATCATTTTGAGCATTGTTTCGTTTTTGTATCGCAAGATTGGCTATCTTCTCGCGTCCTTCTTTTGTTGTTTCGGATGCAAGTTTGTTTGCTGTTCCTTGATCCGTGATTGATGGTAAACTTACCATTATTGTTATTAACGATGCAACTTCCATATAAGGTCGTTTTGCAAGATAATTTAACAACTGTTTTCTTTGTTCTTCTGTTAACTTATACATTATTTTTTTCCTTTCTTACCACTTAAACTTCCGTTTAACTTTCTTACTTTTTCTTTTACTAAGATATTAATGACCTGAGTCCGACTAATCGTAGCGTCAGGAACCATTTCACTTTGTAACTGAGTGATGTGGTTGTATGTCTCTTTGGGTAAAGATACATTTTTATACTTTGTAATGTCAGTCATAATCTATATACTCTTTCTATACATATTTAGTTAATGTATATATTAAATTATAGGATAATGTCAATATGAAGATGTACTTTATTTTTGCCTTAATTTGCTTTCAAGACCCGGAAATGCACACAGGTATGAATTGCCTTAATTTTTGGGAAGAAAATAAACCAACCTACAAAGCATCTCAGTGCTATGCTAGAGCAGAAGAGGTTGGAGACGAGATTGTGGCAAAATTAAAGCAAGATAACATCAAAATTATGGAGCATATTATCTGGTGTGTAAATGCAAAGGGTGAAGTAATTTAACCTGGTTTTCCCTGTCCAATTCTTTTTTTCTTTGTATATCTTTTATTAGGAGACTTTGCTACACGGCCTGGACGTTTACGTCTTTTCTTTTTTATAAAGTTGTTAACACCAAAAAGTGCTTTACGTTTTGCCATTATTCCTCTCTTAAAAAATCTATATCTTTTGTACTTACAGGAAGATACGATATACTTCCGTTAACATGTTGTTTAATATCTTCACCGCATGCAGAGCAACGATAATAATCAGTTACGATAGAAACTAGAATGGTTGTTTCAAAACAATATGGACACTTTCCCAACGTTGTTTTGATTTCATCTAGTTTAATTACCATGGTTTGTATTGTGTTTTACCATCTGCGTCTTTGTAGGCAATCAATGTTGATTTACGGTTCTCCTTGCCGACGTACGACACGTGGATCCACCCCGATGTGGGTTCCGAAGGTCCTTTGTAGAATTCGAGAATTAATTGGTCGTAATCGATGTTATTCTTAATCCACGTTGCGAGTTCCTTGTTGTCTACACCAATAACCTCTAGGTCCGCTGCCTGGCCTTTTGCATGTTGACTGGTAATTTTTGAACCTATACGCACACACAGCTCTCCGGAGCGGTACCCTGAGGATATAATTACTGGGGAGTCGAAATGGTTACGGATGGGTTGTAAAACAGACTCACATAATTTTTTTAGTGAATCAATGTGGTCACTGGATGGATTATTTGGAATCCCATTGCGCTCGGCCACTTGCGATTTTGTAAGCTCTCGAAGGTTAAAGTTTTCCGTCAGTTTCATCTTTGTTCTCCTTTTTAAAAAATTTTTCTCTTCGTTTGTCCGCTTCGATCTCTGCTATCCATCTTTGTGTCTCAGGATCTTCAGGGTCTTTTGTGATGTATGATTTGTGCATATAATCTAAAAACAAGATGATGGATGCAATAAAAATTAATGCATCAATCATTTCAGTTTGCCAATGGATTTTTATTTGATGCTTTTAGCTCCTTGATTTCGAGTTCTAAAATTTGATTTGTTTTCTCTAAAACTGCAATTCTAGAGGATTGTTTACCCATTTCTACTACAAGTCCATCTGGATTAAATGGTTGATAGTTTTTTAATGAATCTTCAATTTGACTCATTCTTGTCATAACTTCGCCATATTTAACGAAGCCACCACCGATTGCTGCTAAGACACCAATCAATGCTGCAACGCCTGCGAGTTGTTCTTTTATTTTGTTCATTAAATACCTACCTGTTTTGGATTAATTATATTTTGTTTAGCTCTAGGTCTACTTTGCCTTTGTCTAAAAGCATAAGTAATCTGAGCTTGTTTTTTAGTTTCTTTATCTCGAAACTTTATCAAGTGTAAAAAATCTTTAGTGTACATTTTTTAATAACCTTAACTCTTTTATCAGTTTTTCTTTTTTCTGTCTAATATCAAATAATATTTTTTTCTTTTGAAAAACAGGGTCTTTTTGCTGATAAGACGTAAGAGTGATGTTATTATACAGCATTCGGTTATCTTGAATATTAGCTTGATCTAAATAAATATTTTTTGGTTTATAAAACTCAATCTTACTGTAGCTTTCTAACGCACTATTATCTGCCATTAATTTTAATTTTACTAAGTTTTTTAATTGTAAGTTTTTGCCAATATCCTTGACTTGGGTATCTATTTTCTCCATAGTCTTTGCCAATGAAACTTTTGAAGAATCTTTTACGTCACTTGAAGCGTTGTCAGTTTTGTCAGTTGAATCTGGCAATTGTTCTGATTTTGCTTTTTCTTTTGGCTTATCATTCTTTTTACCACCGCCAAACTCCGATATTTGTTCTTCCTGAGTCTGTTTTTGAGGCGTTGATGAACCAGCGCTCGCAGGAGCAAACGTCTCCTCCTCTTTTTGAGCAGATTGAACCGGAGCGTTATTTCCCTGACCGGAAGGCCCCGAAGTCTCTGTAAGACTAGGTTCAGGTTCCTCTTTCATTGTTGATGTTGGTTGTTTAAATTCTTGTTTAACTTTCATGGGTGCAGGTTCTTTGAACGTCTCTAGCTTTGGTTCTTCAAACTTAAATGTTTCTTCTAATTTAATTTCTTCTTTAATATTTACAGTTCGTTCTAATTCTTTAAACTCCTCTATAATTTCAGTGTTAAAACTTAAAAGTTCTGTGTGTAGTGCAGGTGGTAGAGGTGTGTAGTTAATATCTAAAAGTGTAGCTGTAAGTTCTGCACCAAGTAAGTTAGGTCCAACAGCACCTGTTGCATTAACATTGTTTCCATCTACACCAGTCCAACTCCAACTCCAGTTTCTTGCTCCAGTATCATTGTGTATGACTGTGTCTGTGTAAGTGTAGGTGTTGCCATAATATCCAGCATCATTGTTTCTGTTTTGTGTAACCGTAGATAACGTGTTGTTGTTTGCATCTAAAATATTAACCGTGGTTGAATAACTATCTCGACCTTGTGTGGCTTGTCCACATTGATGAGCAGAACCTATCCATTCACAGTTTTGTACTTCGGTTGTTGAGTTTAATCTGACTCCACCATCCAAAGCATCTGCAGTAGTTGTAAACTGTCCACCGTTTTGTTTTTCTGTTGTAATGCCCACAAGAGATCCTGATGAGGATACTGTGCCAGTGCCGTTTGCTTCTAGTTCATTATTATAATTAGATATACCTGTTGTAGTCCAACCATTAGATCCGTTGATACCATTTATGGTGCCTGATTGATTTTGTAAATTACTTTTAGCTACGCCAGCGTTTGGTAATAAGTTACCACTTGTTGCTGTTTCAGCAAAAGAATTATTCGTCAGGATCAGGCTGACTAGAAGTTTTACTATTGTTTTCTGCATCTTCAATAACCTTTAATCTTTTTACATATAGGTCGTAGTCTGGTCTAAGTTTGCCGTATTTTTTCCATTGTGCTTGTGCCTGTTTACCAATCTTACCATCAATCGGGCACGGAGTCCCCGCCATCTCCATGCTTTGAAACACACGTGGGTCCTGGCAGAGAAGTGCAACGGCTGCTACGTTCATGCCGTTTGCTCTAAGTTCTCTTGATAATTTTATTCTTTCACAATTTTTATCTCTAAAACTTTTACCACCAGAAACACCTAAACCAAAAGTTTGAAGTCCAGCACTAGCAGACACTGAGCACACATCTATTCCAGATGGTGCAAGTCCTGGAGCGGTTGCAGTTGGTGGGGCTGATTTAATATTTGATGTGGTGTTGTTTGTCGTTGTGCTAGCAGAACTACTACCAGATTCATAAGTTGTACTATTAGTATAACCACCAGTGATAGATGTATTAGATCCGCTTGTATTATTTTGTGTGGTATCTGAACGCGAAGGAGTTATAAGCCACATCATTAAAAATAACGTAGTTACTGTTAAGAATATAATCCATTCAGTTTTTTTCATCCTTTTTATTTACCTCATAAAACATTCTGTCAGAGTCCTCAGTAATTAGGCCTTTGTTCTCAACGTTCCAATAGGTTGTTTGTACTTTGTAGTCTGGCCAGTTGTCTTTTACTGTAAAGCTTGGGACACTCCAGATTAATCTATTGTTTGGTTGAGCGGCAAAATTGCCGTTTTCTAATGCAAGAACATGAGCACATTTATGTTCTTGAGGTATTTCTGAGTGCTCTACATCTAGTATATTACTATCTGGGGCAGCCCAGTCAATGGTAAATAAATACTCACCATGATAAAATTTTTTATCTATGCCTCGAAATTTACCTTTTTCTCCTACTAAAAAATCAAAGCAATGCACACTAGGATGATAACTAAAACAGTTCCACAATTCCAACTCGTGTACTGACATATCCGGCACTTTGGCTCGGTCATGCGATTTTTGGAAAAACGCTGAGATAGGCAATCTCCAATAACACGCGCCGTTCTCCAACATACAGTGGAATAGTATGGCACGTCCTGCAATACTTGTAATACCAAAGACCACAACGTCTTCAGCTTCTCCATGATGTTCTTGTAAGTCATATAAATATTCCCTCCTTATTTGACAATATATTGGTGGTATGTTTGCATTTAAATAAGCCATAATTAATCGTAAATATCTCCCCAAGTTTCGCCTGATTCATAGTCAACTTTATTAGGGACTTCTAAGTTAACAGCATTTTCCATAATCTCAATAATCTTTTTAGCATGATCTGGTGACTCAACCGATAAGTCAAGTTCGTCATGAATTTGTATGTGTGCAATAATACCTTCTTTATAAAGTTCTACCATAGACTTTTTTGTCATATCTGCAGCTGAACCTTGTATAAGTTTATTTAATGCTTTGTATGTGTAAGCTCTTTTAATTCCTGGTCCGTGTTCCTTGAGCGCCTCTTCATGAGGCATGGCTTTATGCATACCAAATTGATTTGGCTCCCATAAATGAAACCTGCATAGTCGTCCTAGTAATGTTCTAATCTGACCACGATCTTGTGCACGATTTGATGTAGCATTCATTAGTTGTTTTACAAATGGTACTCTTGCATGATATTGATTAAATAATTCCTCTGCCTTTTCTTTTGTGACACCAAGTTCTGCTTGCAATTTATTTTTACCCATCCCATAAAACAATCCTAGATTAATAACTTTAGCCTGTGCTCTTGGTATTCTGGCCATGTCAGCAACAATCTGATGAAAGTCTGTTGAAGTTTCATTGTTATACGCTTCAATAACATCGTTGACTGATGGATATTTAAATAGTGATGCATAGTGCACAACCAATCTTGGTTCTTGTTGTGAATAGTCAAAACATCCCCAGGTATGTTTTTCCTCTGGTAAAAACAAAGATCTAATTAATGGTCCAAGATCCTTGTTTCTTGCTGGAAGTTGCTGTAGGTTAGGGTTATTGTAACTAAAACGACCTGTTACCGTGCCACCAGTATCAGATCTTATCTGGTTTATTTCTGCATGTATTCTACCTTTATGTTCATATTTAATAATTGTGTCAATAAATGTTGTATGTGCCTTGTTTATTTCTCTTGCTTTTGCTATGCTTTGTACCAAAGGATGTTTATGTTCTTGCAGAAAATTTTTAGTAAAAGATGGTGACTTGGTTTTTTCAGTTCTGGGATAATCTAGTTCGAGTTTATCGAAAACTTTCGCAATCGATCGTGCGGCCCATATCTGAGGCTCTATTCCTGTTTGTGTTTTTACTTGGCGGAGTAATTCTTCTTCTTCTTCAATTAATTTTTGCTTCAACTTGTGCGCTCGTTCAACGTCCACTCTCACCCCAAGAAAACGCATGTCAACCAAACAAGGAAAAAGATCAGTTTCTAAATTAAAAATACTTTCTAAGTCTTGATGAATAATTTCTTTTTTCATCATCTGCCAAAGATCTAATGTTAACTCTGCATCTCTTTCTGCATATGTTCCAACTTCCATCGCTGGTAGTTGCCATAAATCAGCTTTAGGGTCGAGTCCTCTAGACTTTGCAGCTTCGATTAATTCATTTTCAGACTTACCATAACCAAGATAGTCCCACCCTAAACTATTTAAACTATATTGATAACGATTCTCATCTACAAGAGATGCTGCAATCATAGTATCAACAATTAAACCATTTATTTTTATACCTAGATGTCGTAACCAACATACATCATACATCGCATTATGAAAAATTTTGACAGCATCACCAGACATAGTATCTTGTAACCATGACAGAACTTTTTTTCGAGGCATGTTTGGACCTGATGCGTGACCAATCGGAAAATAAAACTTGCGACCAGAAACCGCCACAGCAATCCCTATCACGTCGCCGTTTCCTATCACCGATCCTGAACCTGATTTTTTTAAATCAGGATCACGAGTCTCTAAGTCAATCGCAATCTCATCGTAAGATCTAAGATCCGGAAACTCTTCTGGTTCTGTCCATTCTGTTTGTGCTTTAAAAAAAGGTATCTTCATTATAAATCTTTATTCCACCAAACAAGCATAGTTATAAAAACAGCAAAGGCCAACAACCAATACACATGTGTTATGTCTTGAACATTCATTTGTCCCATTCCTTTCTCAATCTATCTATTTCTAAATCACAATAATGTTTTATTTTATTTAAATCTCCTATCGAGTTACCTTTTTTTAAATACCTAACAACATATTTAATTACATTGCCTTGAAAAAAATTTAATTTATTTTTCATAATAAAATCAAAAGGTTGTATGTTTAATTTGTAATGATCTCCACCCTCTTGACGATCGGATGCATTTTCAAAAAATGATTTATTTGTCATAGTTGATAACCATGTCTTTCTTTTTTTGCTCTCATTAAATAAAGATTATTTTTAGCACGAGTTGCACCAACATACCATACTCTGTGCTCTTCGTCACTTTTAATATTGTCATGCATAATTGCATCTCTAATTTTTTTAGAGTTATCTAAAATTAAAACCACAGAGTCTTCTTCACCACCTTTAGCTGCATGAATCGTTGATAGTTTAATTCTTGCCTCTTCTGACAACTTCTCACCATTTGACAACATGTGTCTTAAATAATCTCTTTCTACCATAGGCACCGCTGTAAAAACTTCATACCATGGTTTTGATTTATTTGGTTTACTACCACAACACTCCAATATATCCTTTATTTCATTATCCTCTAATGGCTCGCCTTTAGTCCACCTTGTATAATTAACAATTGTTTTATAAAGTTTTGCCTTAAAACTTTTACCTTTTTTATACTGATAATACAATCCCATCTCTTGTAATTTTTTCATTACATCTTTGAGTCTTGTATTTGTTCTTGCAAGAACTAACCATTTACCTTTTTCTAATTGTAGCTGACCAATATTATTGACATACTCAACTCTTCCCTCTACATCTCTTGGTAAATATTTTTTGTATACTTTAACACCTTGTATTCTCTCAGTAATAACTTTTGATAATTCTTGAATAGATTTTGGTATACGCCTTGATTGAGTTAAAATTTGTTCTGTGCCTGGTTCTTCAATGAAACGTGTGACGTCAGCCCCAGCCCATTGATAGATAGCCTGGTCATCGTCCCCTGCAAGATACATATTGTTAGTTTTAGTTTTTAAAATATCATACATCTTCCACTGTAGTGGAGAGAGATCTTGAGCCTCGTCAATAAATACGGCGTCAAAGTTTGGACACAATTCAGGTTTGTTAACAAATCTTTTTATCATGTCGTTAAAATCTAATAAATTATTTTTCTTTTTATATTCAGCTAAGTTTATAATAATGTGACGCAAAAGACCTGGATCGATGTCTCGATCTTCGTACTCTTCAATATCTTGGTTTTGCATTTTATTTATAATCTGAAAATAAGTATTATCGGATGTTAAATAATGTATCTGTTGATCGTTAAATTTATCAACATAGTTTACTCGTATACCAAGTATCTTACCTAAGTCTTCATAGTGATAGGGTTGCATAACACTATCCTCACTTAATCCAAGTGTATGAAATGCAAATGCATGTAATGTTTGAAAATATTTTAATTTTTTATTAGATAAATTTATTCTATATTTAGCTTCGTTTGCAGCCTTACGAGTAAAAGCAAAATAACCAACTTTCTCTATGTTATATTTTTGTACAAGTTCTAATAGTCTAGTAGTTTTTCCTGTTCCAGGTGGACCATAAATTTTATGTATTCTACAAGATCTCATCTTGATTTTTCATCTCAACGACCTCATCCATAGTTTCTTCTTTTGTAAAATATTGTAAAGATATTTTTACACAGTAGATGCCTTGTGCTTTTGATTTAGGAAATCTTTTTCTCTCTCCAAATACTGCATGATAATTTTTTTGCATAAGTGTTGCAGTTCTGTCTTCTTTTATTCTCCAATCTTTATTTTTTAAATGATTAAAAAAATGTTCGTAAACAAAGTATGCATGATCTTCTTCTATTAATGTTGACCCATTTTTAAATGATGCATAAGTTTTTGCAATCACTTGGAATATATAATCGTTTAAATATTTGTGTAACTGCTCTTCGGGGCTAGTTCCAGAAGCTGGTTGCATAACTTCTTCTGTATCTTTTAATGTGTCTAAAATAATTTGAAAATCGTTATCTTTTATTTTTGGTGGAATGACTGATGTTTGTGCTGCAATTATTTTTCTTAGTTCTCTCATTTCAATTAGTTTATCAATACTTCTTGCTACGATTTGTTTTTTAGTTTCTCCGCTACCTTTGTCAGGTAGTGTGACCGTCAACCAAAACTCTGGTTCTGGTTTGTAATCATACTTCACTAGGTTAGATAGCATCGGCCAAGTTTTCTTTTTGTCTGATGCGATACCAAACTTTCTTCTAACACAAACTGATTTTACACAATGATTAACGATTGGATCTTCGGTGCAAGTATGTCCCTTGGTTTCTTTTTTCCATGATCTAATTTTTAGTTTAACTCTGTTATCATCCCACTCTGGAGAATACTCAAAATATTTTCTAGCTGCAGCTTCTACTTTTTTCTCCCAGTCATCAGGGTATTTCTTTTTTGAAAAAACCATATAATTATATAGAAATCTATCTCGTCCGTCAGTTAATTTATTTTCAGTTAATGCTTGCAAACATGGAGGACCATCGTTAAACTCTTCGTCTCCAAATTTTAATTGTTTATTTATTATCTCAGATCCAAAATTTTCTATGGATTCTTGTGTCTGTAAATTTGTTTCTACAACTTGTATAAATTGTTCTAATGTAAATTCTGTTCCATCGTGTGGATTAACTGCAACTCGTTCTGTTTTATTGTAGTATGGTAGATTGATAAAATTACCATTAATCTTTGTTCCATCGTCCGTGGTCCCTAGTTCTGTTTGCTTTGGAAATATTTCTGTGGTCTGTTTTAATTTAAATGTAAATAATAATTTATCTAAAAAGTTTCTAATTAAGCTAGCTTTAATTTTTTTATTTAAAAATACAAAAATGTGTAAACCACCACTTTTAGATTTTACAGGTACAACAGGTAAACTCCATTTAACAATAATATCAAAAAAATACTTTGCGTTAAAATCTTTGTATCGCTCAGGGTCAATATCTATTGCACCAAAACGTGCCATACCCTCGTCATCGCAAGGTTGAATACCAATAGATTTTTCTCCGTTTAAATGATCGAAATAATCTTGATCTGTGACTGCATCTTGTGACCAACCATAATCACCTGGTTTAAATTTTAATTTTCCTGTATCGGGATCAGTATAACCATTTTTTACATTACAGTATCCATAATTACGCTCTAGACCAGAAAATATTTTTATAAACCTGCTCTCCATATTCTACTTTCTTGATGGGCAGTTTAACCTGCCCATCGATGTTTAAACTAAATTGGTGAATTTGATTTTTCAGAAGTCTCACCATGTTTGACTGCAACATCTCCCTTAGAGACGCTTTCAGAGAAACTTTTAGCTTGTTGGTATGTTGCTTCATCTTGCACTTGACCAACTTTACTAATTTCCCAACCAAACCATGTACCTTTATCATTAGACTGTTGCACAGTCTTTAGATTATAAATGTGGCTAAAAGATGCCGGAGTAAATAAACCCTTGGAACCTTTAAATTTTATTTGGTTGATCATTGTATTCCATTTTCTACTTATTTTTAATTGAGTAGATTTCATGGCAATCAATGCGGTTGATGGTGTTTCTCCCATCGTTATCACAAAGTGACTCGCTGTCTTCTCAATATAGTTACCGTTTTGTAATCTATCTTTGAAGTCTGCCCCTCTAGTTGTTTGTGATAAGATATCACTGTTTGATGGATGGATTGCAACTGGAGCTCCTGGGCCATCGCCTCTGTCTCTCCATTCAATGTATTCCAATTTATAATGACACGGAATAACATTTAATCCTTTTTCTCCATCAAATAATTCTGAAGTTACTGAATTGTAAATCATGCCAGGCTCTGCACCCTCTACATATTTACCGTCCCTTTTGTTAACTTCTGGAGATAATTGACCAAGTATTTTTAAAAAGGGTAATGCTAAATCTTCTTGAGTTAGATTACCAATACCTTGGCCAGCGTCAGCTTCAAACATGTTTGAAGGCAACGCATTTTCTTTTTTCGTCATTGCTTGTTCTTTGCTCATCGTTCTTATTTCCTTGTTATTTTGGTTCTGTTTCCTGCGAACACGTTAAATAGTTCTGTAGGCATATCTGCTCCGGACTCGATACGCTCACGAACTAAAGCTTTCAGAGTCATGGGTTCAACTTTTAGTTTTTGAACCGGTTCGAACCCACGCTCCTTGGCAAGGTTTGCATAATTGCTAGCCTTGTTATCTTCGTTACGACCAAAGGAAACGGTCACTTCATTTTTAATGATGTCACCTAGGTCGTTATCTCGAAGCCATTGAAATGCCTCTTGTTTTTTTGCTTCTGTTATCGAGGCACCGTAGACGGGCTTTACTTCTATTGCTGAGCCGTCTTCTAATTTCATAGTTTTAATATTCATTTCAGACATCATGTTTGGAATTACATCACCTGAAATATGTAAAGCTTCTGCTTTTAATTTTTTTATATTATCCTCTGCATCTTTAATTTGATCTTCTAAATTTTTTAATTTCAAAACTTGTGATGATAATGCATTTGCATCATCCATCCCAGTTAAAACTTCTTGTTTGTCTTCTTCAAAATTAATTGTCATCTATTTTACCTTTCTCATAGATATTTATTTTTATTGGGTAATATCTTCTTTCTTGTTTATCCCATTTCAAAAGATTGTAAGAACCATTGTTTATGTCTGAAACAATACAACATGCGACTCCAATAATAGCAGGATCACCTGTAAGTAAAATGTAATCATTTGATTTAAAGTCTCTTAATAATTTTCTTAATTTAAATATTAATGGACCTGGTGAAAAAATAATTTGCGAAGTTTCTGGCAATAATATTTTTAACTCACCATATTCAGCTGCACCAATTATGTTAATTTTAGGACGACCCTCTCGTGTCCCAGGTACATCTTGTAGTACATATACAGTGTTTTCTTTCATAACTTTCTTGACAAAGCTATATACTTTTGGTAGGCCCTGTCAATAGAAAGAAAAATTAAAATATGAATTATAAATTTAAAACAAAGCCATTCGCGCATCAATTACAAGCGTTAGAAATGTCATGGAAAAAACAAGTTTTTGCCTACTTTATGGAGATGGGTACAGGTAAATCTAAAGTATTAATTGACAATATTTCAATGCTTTATGATAATGGTAAGATCAATGGTGTCTTAATTGTGGCACCTAAAGGTGTGTATAAAAATTGGTCTGACTCAGAGATACCAACTCATATGGTTGATCACATAGAGAAAAATGTTGTGGTTTGGCAGTCTCTTATTAATGAAAAACAAAGACAAAAGTTAAATAGTTTACTTAAAACTGGTGAACATTTAAATATATTAATTATGAATGTTGAGGCTCTTTCAACTAAAAAAGGCACAGAGTTTGCAACTAAATTTTTATCTTGCCATCGTGCCATGATGGCTATTGATGAGTCAACTACAATAAAAAATCCTAGTGCTAAACGAACAAAAAATATTTTATCATTATCAGAGCAATGTAGTTACAGAAGAATTTTAACTGGATCACCAGTAACAAAATCACCGTTAGATTTATTTAGTCAGTGCAAGTTCCTTGATCCGTGGTTATTGGGTCATGAGTCTTATTATAGTTTTAGAGTTAGATATGCTATGATGAGAACTGCAAACTTTGGTGGTCGATCTGTTCAAATTGTAGTGGGTTATCGAAACCTTAATGAGTTAACAGAAAAAATAAAACCTTTTTCATACAGAATTTTAAAAGATGATTGTTTAGATCTTCCTGAAAAAACATACATGAAACGTATTATTCAACTTACTGATGAACAAGATAAAATTTACAAACAAATGAAACAACAAGCATTAGCTGTGTTAAATGGTAAAATGTTAACAACTAAAAATGTTGTGACCCAACTCATGAGACTTCAACAAATTACATCAGGTCATTTTACCTCTGATGACGGTGAGATACAGATAATAAAAAACAATCGTATTAAAGAACTTATCAACATTTTAGATGAGATCAGTGGAAAAGTTGTAATATGGGCACATTGGAGGTACGACATACAAACAATTGTAGAACATTTAAAAAAAGAGTATGGGGATAATTCTGTAGTAACGTATTACGGTGATACATCCGATGCAGATAGGCAGAAAGCAATACGTGAAATACAAAACCCAGATAGTAAAGTTAGATTTATTGTGGGCACACCACAAACAGCTGGTTTTGGTATTACGCTGACAGGTGCATCAACCATGGTTTATTATTCTAACGGATATGATTTAGAAAAACGTCAACAGTCTGAAGCTAGAATAGATCGTATCGGTCAAACTAAAAATATGACCTACATCGATATTATTTGTGAAAAGACAGTTGATGAAAGAATTGTAAAAGCCCTTCGTAGAAAAATAAATATTGCAACTCAAATAATGGGTGAAGAATTAAAGGAGTGGATATGAAAGCAATAGTTGTGCTATTCATAGCTTTTCTAGCTATATCATTTATACATTTTTTAGCATAATTTTGGAGGTACCACAGGTCATGAAGATGTCGTTTCGTTAATTCTGGGGCATCTGAGAGGGTTTTTTTATAGTAAATCTAGGCCTTTTGCAGCTAAAAAAGCTAATCCAGTAATAATCAGCCCTAGAACGTAATCTATCTTTTTAGATGTTTTATCTATGTCCTGGTGCATGTGTTTAAGGTGATTATTCTTTATTGAATGAATATCTTTTTTTAAACCTGTAATGTAACCATACAAAGCTACAATATGTTCACCAGTTGTTTTAGGTTCTTTTGCCATTATCCTAGTCCCCTTTGACGTAGTCTGATTGCTTTTTCTGATGGTGATAATAAAGCCTCCTCCGTTGGTGTCAAGCCACTTTGTGCAGCCACAGCAGGTTGAACAGGTGGTGTAACCACAGCTGGGTTTGGTTGTGGTGTTTGTGGAGCCTGTATAGGTAAAGAACTTTGTGCACCTGGTTCAGGTAATAAATAATCTTTCACATTTATTTCTTGATCAAAATTTTTATTTAGTTTTAATCTACTTAATTTTCTTTGTATTCTAGCAATTTGCTTAAGAGCCTTTCTATTTACAGGAGAACGAAATTTTTGTGTTTCAAAATTTTCTTGTAAAGTCTCTGCGATTTCTCTTTGTCTTTCTTTAAAACCTGGCGTAATTTTTAGAGGTTGATATTGATTAGCTTGAATAAAATTATATGTTTTTTTTAAATTTTTTTTATCAAATGTGATAAATAATTTACCCTTATCATATTTTAAAACATTGGCAGCATCTACCATTCTTCTTAATTCAGACATAGCATTATATCTTGCTTTATTTGCTTTTATGTATTGTCTAATAATATCATTTTCTGTTACTGGCCCACCTCGACCTGTTTCTGTAGTTAATAAAGCTCTAGAGTCACGAATTTTTCTTTGAAAGCTAGCTATTTTAGATCTTATTCCTTGATCTAAATCTAATTTAACACTGCGTAATCCAATAAATCCTCTAAGTTCATCTGGTATTTCATATTTTTTACCATATTTATCACCGGGTTTATTTAACGCTGCATCATACAATCTTTCTAACTGTTGTATAGAACCAGGTGCTAATTTTCTAGTTACATACTCTGATATGGCAACAATTTTATCGCCCAGTGGTGCCTCAGGATTTACAATTCTTCTACCATCAGGAAAGTCTCTTGTTGGTTTAGTACGTCCACCTCTTACAAAAATATCTAAAAATGTAGAAATCCAAATAGACTCATCAACAAAAGGTCTAATACCTCTAGCAATAGCTCTAGCTGTTCCTTCAACAAATCCTTTTATTAATGGTGAGTCTGGGTCAAAGGTTTGTTCTCTTGCCACACCAGAAACAACACTTTCTAACGGGTTGGTTACAGTATCGTAAGGTAAAGCCTGACTAAGATCTACATACATATATTCGCCTTTTTCGTTACGATAAGGACCAAAAAGTGTGGAGTCCTCAGAAAAGCTTGGTAAAAATTCTCTCATAGCTGCTAACGCCTCCTTACTAATTCCATAAAGTCCTCTCAAAATTTCTGGAATAACATAACCAAGTCCTACGAGTGTAAAAGCATTACCAAATAATCTTCTCGCTCCCATACCACTTCTAATTGGATCATTAAGATGTTTTAATGATAGTTGAACAGAGTTTCCTGTTGTTCTAACCATCTCAGATGCAAAGGAAACAAAGTTTCCAAGCGGTGATCTTCTTGATGCTTGAATAAAACTTCCTGTTAGTGCATAGTTTGGCACTGTATTTCTTACAATATCTGCAGCTTCACGCATCAAAGCAATATCTGCTGGAAGTTTTTTAATTTTACCTGCTCGCAGTGCTGCTTTGTGCGCATTTTTTAAATTATCAAATTCAGCTAAAAAACTAAATATTTTAAAAATATCATCCTCTGAAAGATATAGATCTTGAGCACCTTTATAAATTTTACTCATGGTTTTACCAAAGCCTTTAAATATTCGATCAAATACATCACCGCCTTTTCCAATATCATCAAACAATCCAGTAATATCTTTGTAGGTTGCACTACTACTTGCAACTCTTTCATCTAATAAAAATTTATACAACGCTTGGTCTCTTGGTAAGTTACGGTAAAGAAATTGTGGTTGAACTGTATTGAAAGATCGTTTAAAATTTTTTACCAGAAATGCAGGGTTTTTAAATAAGTTTCCGTTCATACTTACAAACGTCCCTGCAGTTGCAAAGTTACGAGTATGTGTAAATGGACCTAAAACTGTTTTTGATATTTGTGCCATACCTTTTGGTATTAACACTAAATTTCTATAAAGTGTTGACTTAGCTAAATCTTCTAGTGGTGCTTTCTCTGCAAAATCTAAAGCTTTTGCAAAATCTGTTCTAGTAAAATAACCATTGACAGGTGGCACATAGTTTTTTCCTAATTTAGATTCTAGTTGTAGTCCTCTAGGTGAGGATATGACGTCTGTTTTTGGAAACGCACGAACCGCCTCTTCGTAAGTTGGATAAAGTATAGCTCTCTCGCCTTTTGCTCTTGCCTCATCACTAGCTTTTACAATATTTCGGTAAAACTTATCTTTAGCTACAAGTTGTCCTAAATCATGAATATAATTAAATAGGGTCTCTCTTGGATCTCTAGTAACTCCAAAAAATCTTTCTAAATTTTTTAAATCAGATTTTGTTTTAATAAAATCAGTTGCTACAAATTTATTTTGTTTTACACTGTTCGCAATATTTACTAGTTGAGTGGCTTTATCATCTAACACTTGAGTTGGAATAGGAAACTCTGGAGTTTTTGTTGTAGAATTTTGTCTAACATTTTTTAAAATACCCTCAGTTAAAAGGTCTAAGTCTGTATCATCGTAAACTTTACCAATACTTTGCCCATATCTAGCTATAATTTGTTTTACGTCATTAATAGATTCTTGTGTAGGTTTATAATTTTTTACACCAAAAAAATTTTTATTGGTAAATATTTTATACTCTGATCTAAAAAAATTAGTAAATCTTTCAGACATAATTTCATTAAATTCTTTTATATTTAACGGAGTTGCTCGACCACCAAACAAAGCATTTTTAGCCGTGTTCATTGCATTTCTAACATTAGTTAGTGTATCAACTAATATAGTTGCTTGTTCATCTACAATTCCAAAATTACCTACATAATCTTTAAATTCTTTTAATTTTTTTTCATCGAATCCATTAAATACAATTCGATTACCAATAGTTGCGTCTTGACCAGAAAATAATAATTCATCCATTTTACCTAGTACACGACCTGGTGTTCCATCATTAGTAAGTGGTTTTGATCTCTGAACAACTTTGGCTAAATTAACATCAATATCTTTTACAAGATCTTTTGCAGTTAAATCTCTTCGTTCAATTCGACCTAATGCTTTTATTTGTTCTTCAAAGAGCGTAGGATCTTTTTTACCTCTGGCTTGAAAAGGCTCTCTAAGTCTTTTATCGATAAATCTTTCAATTCGTGAATTACTATAAGCTAAATCTTTACTTTGCTTTGCTAATAAATTACCAATTAATTTACCACCATAAACAAATGGTACAGTGATTAAGGTGTTCTCTGTTCCAAACTTAAATCGATTACTCAATTTTCTTATAGCATCATCTTGTGCCGTAGCTCTATCCTCTCGATCTATAGCTGTAGGACCACCAAAAACATCACCAAAAGTTCCAATGTCCTCTATATCCACAACGAAAGACGTGCCTCCTCCGCCACCACCAACCACAGCAGCAAATCTTTGTGTGCCTGATAGTTTATTTAAATCTTTTGCTTTTTTAAGTGCTTTTAAATTATTATTGCTTGGTATAACGACTTTATTATTTTTAGCTGCAGTAATATATTTATTAGCAATGGCTTTTGCTTTTTCTGCACCTTTAATTGTAAGATTAGTACCAATTTTTGCCGTATTATATACTTGAACAAAAGCAGAAACTAACCTTCCTGCTGCTCTTTGCCTTGCTGTTTCTTCTAACTGTTTAGATACTTTACCAACATAGGTATCATAAAAAGCTTTATCTAACCTAGCTACATAACCTTGATCAACTGAAATACCATCTTCTTGAAAAGCATCTAATATTTCTGCACCTAATTGCACAAAACCATAAGGAACTTTTATAAAACCATCAGCAGCACCTGCTAGCATGGCTGTAAAAGCACCAACTTCATTATTAGGTACCTCATCACCTAAATTAAAATAATCAGCAAGACCAGCTTCTATTGGTTTTTTTCTAAAATCTTTTTCTGTTAAGGTTTCTGGTATTGGTACAAATTTTTCAGACGACATTTAATTTTATCCTCTCGGTATAAGAATTAACTCACCTTTATCAAATAAATAAAAATTGTCTGCCTCACCTCTTATATCTAGATAAATTTTACCCTGGGCAAAATCGATACCACCACTTTTTGGTTTTAATTTACCACCTACTTCCTGAACATCATCACTTGTAAAAAGATAATCAGCTCCTAAATTAGCTTTAGTCACGGTTACATCTTCATTTAATTTAATACCGCCTTGTCTAATATTATCTAAAATCCCAGCGTATCTATATGCACTCGTGCCAAGTCCTGCAAAAGTTGACTGTAGATTTTGTTCTCCTAATATTTTCTCTATTCTCTTTTGTCTCGCTTCCTTTGGATCTCCTGGTTTTCTAAATGGTGATTCGCCTGTTTTTTTTAAGGCTGCTAGTCTTAGAGCTTTATCTCCTGCTAAAACCCCTGACGCTGCAGTTAACCCTAATTGTCTTTTAAACTGATCTTCAGCTCCTACTTGTTTTGCTAAGTCGGCTGCTGGTGCTTGTGCTGCTCCTAATACATCTGTAAAAATATTACCTGTGCTAGGTCTAGATGCAATTGCAGGTCCAAACCTTAAGAGAAAATTTGTAAGTGCCGCTTGTCTAGATGGGACACCTGCAAATCTTCCTAATAGTTCTGCTTGTTGTTTTATTCTCTCTATTTGAGACCCACCTTGAAGTTCATCTATTTGCGCTTGAGTAAAACCTTTAACAGCAAATTTTTCTCTATCCTTAATACCAGTCATAACACCTTCCATTGCAGGTCCGCCTTTTCTAAACATGGGTCTTTTTAATATTCTACTCATAATTAACCAGTTGGAAAATTAAAGTTAAATGGTCTAGGATTTAAAGCTCCGTATATTCCTGCAAGAGTTGATCCAACGCCAAGAGCTGTTGCTAATGGGCTAGGGTCTGGTTGTGATGTGAAAGCATCTCTTTGTGGATATCCAGATATAACTGTTCCTACACCTGATTGTAATAATTGTAATCTTTGTAACGGTTCTAATTCTGCCTCTTTTGCAGCTTGTCTTGCAGCATCTAATTGTGCTTGAGCAAAAGCTTGTTGAACACCACCTATTCTACCAAGTTGTGAAATATCTTGTTGGCCCAAAGCTTGTTGTTGAGCACCTAGTCCTGCTTGAAATGCACCTAAACCTCCAAGAGATTGTGCTAACGATTGTCTTGCTCCACCAATACCTAGCGCAGCTCCAGCTAAACTTTGCTCTGCTTGACCAATACCAAGTTGTTGTCCAGCGAGTCCTGCTTGGGCTTGAGCTAAACCTAATCGTCTACTAAAATCTTGTCCTGCTAATTGTTGTGCTTGTGTAAATCCTTGTTGTAATAATCCAGCTTGTAATGCTGCTCTGTTCGCATCTGACCTTGCTCCAAATTCTGCTTGTAAAACTCCTTCACGTCCACCACCAAATGCACCAGGCACTCCTAGCACGGCCGCAGACTGTCTTGCTTCTTCTATTTGTCTTTGTCGATCAAACTCTGCAAGTGTTGTATCAATAACGTCTTGTTGAAAAGGTGAGGTGTAATCTTGATACGCGGTTGGTCCAGTAAGTCCTGCCGCTCCTGTTAATGTTGTGCCTACATCGGTAAGCCCTTGTTGTGCAGCTGTAATCGCTCCAGGAACATTGGCTAATCTTAAATCAGCAGCTTGGATAGCTGCAGGAACACCGCCTAACTGTGTTGCTGCTTCTGTTCCTCTTGCTGCAGCGGAAGTTAAAAATGGTTGAAACGCTCCAACACCAGAAGCTGCAAGCGTTGCAGCTTGTGTTTGTAATGGATCTTGTGCCGCTACTGTTGGTGCAAAAGCAGCTGTATCAATTGGTGTGCCTGCTTGTCTTGTTAATGTATCAGCAAAAGTTTGACCTAGTGCCTCAACAAATGGTGCGGGTAATACTCTTTGTACTGTTTCTGCCATTATGCTACTTTATCCTCCAGTTTCTTCATTGTGTCATACATCTTTTGTGCACCCTTTTCAATGCTTCCGTCTCCTGCACCTCTGACTGCATCCGCTGTCATGACAAATTCATTTTTACTAAGCATTGCTGGCACATCATCTGCTTTTTCTTTTATACCTACTGGAACAAAACCACCTTCGTCTCTATAATCTCTCTCCTTAATACCAGCTGCATTTGTTCTCATAATACCTGTTGGCATATCAACTTGACCACCTACCGCATAAGTTTGATAACCTTTTTTTCTTAACAGTTTAAATAAAGCTTCTTCTGATTTTATACCGTTTAAAACATCAATATACATATCCATTAATTCTTCATCACCTGTGCTTTCTATAAAATCTTTTGCACTTTCAAAACCACCCGAACCTTCTGCGAGACCTACACGGCCACCCTGTGCAGCCATGGTATATGGAACAGATCCAATGCCAGGAAAACCTCTTGCAAGGTTAGCTGTGTAAGCAGCTCTTAATTTTGCAACGTATTCATTTCTCTCTTCTGTACTCATATTCGCAATCTCTTCTTCACTTTTTTGATCTTTTGCAGCCAACAAACCAGATAAAGCAGATATTCCTGCTATGTTTCTAAAAGCACTACCTCTACTAAGAAATTGACCAAGTCCAAAAGATTTTGGTGCAACACTAGCAATTGCTTCATTTGCAACTGGTCCACGAAGTCCTAAACCACTTAAAAAACCCGCAGTGGGTTTACCTACAACTGGAATATTAGTTAATGCAAATTTTTGAAAACCAGCTCTTTGAAATGGTCCTAAAGCTCCACCACCTAAATAATATAAGCCAGCAGCGGCTAGTGCTGCCTTACCAACATCACTCTTTGCAACTTTTTTAATTGGTTTAGTTACTTTTTTTACAACTTTTTTAACTGACGATCCCATAATGTCCTTTTGTAAATCTTTTTGTTTTTCTGTAAACTTTACCGTTTGGTGATACGCGTAACCAGTTTACATATTTATTTAATCCTAATAACTCTGTAAAATATTTTTTAGTCCAACGGTGAACCTTTATAATATTACCTATACAAACTGTATCGATGTGCCATGGTCGATTACCACTATTCCAATCACCCGGTTCTAGCTCGGTTGTTTTTAAATATCTATTTTCAGCTTCTTTACTTAAAAAAGCCCAGTTTGTAAAAGCAATCACGTTTTCTCCGTCCTTGTGTATTTTATACTGTTCTAATTGAAAAGATGGCAAGATATGTTGGTAGAGTTCTTCATAGGTGTTATCTTTATATCGATCAAACTTTTTATAAAGCTCGACAACAACCTGCATATCGTCATTCATCTTAATTAAACTGCAGGAATTTCACCTGAACCTATATATCTACTAGTTTTTACAGGATAAATCAACACTATGTTGTCACCTCTCTAGGCTTGATTTCTAGGGCTGATAACACCACATGGAGTCGATTTGCTGTAGCTGCAGTCACTTTTATAACTTCAGACTCTGTAGCAACTAGCGGATTTGTTAGTAATTCTGTTGTTCCATTTGCACTAATAGACTTTGTTTTAAATAAACTAAATACATCATCTGATGTATCAGTGATAGTCACTGTTATAGTGTCCGCGTTCCCTGAGTCTTCGGACACGAGTATGGATCTAATAACCGAGGTCGTTGCAGTAGGAACCGTGTAGAGTGTGGTTGCACTCGTTGTTGTTAGATCTGCTTTTTTATTTACAAATGTATTAGCCATTAATTTAAAAAGAAGTTTTGTGCCTCAACTTCATCCTTCAAGTCTTGTTGATACGTTGTATTTAATTTTTGCACAATACCATCAATATCACGAACGAGTGATCTTGCTGTGATAACATCATACTCTTGATTTGGTTGTGTAAGTGATTGTACAATTTTAGCCATTATCTTCTACCATCCGAGTTGTAATCGATTCTAAATGTTCCAAGTCTCCAAAACTGATCTGTAGAATCATTAGAAACTTTGAGTGCTATAAATCTAGCTCTAGCACGTGTGTCTATTTTTTTTGTAGAAGAGCTAACAGTAAATGGACCAAGTGATGAACTCGCTGCAGTTTCGTTTGGAAAATCTCTTAAATCAAGTTGTACTGTTGCGTTTCCTGTTTGAGATAAAAAGTCTGGTATTACACGACTCACTCTCATCATAGTATCTCCATCACCTTGTAATCCTTGTTGTCCAATATCAAAATCACCTGATTTAATATTTGCAGCGATCGCTGTGGTTTGTCCTGCTAATACTTGGTTAAGTCCTGTTTCATGTTGATAGTAAATAGAGCAACCATCTTGATTACCCTCTACATAGGTTGTTGATGTTGAATCTACATTTGAACTATCATCATAATCTGTTGCATGTGGTTTACCAAAAATTGCAGAGTCAGACCAAGCAGTTCGATCTAGTGTGCCAACTGACCAGATCGGTCTTTCCGCTGTTGAGTCTAAATAATTATAAGATACCATTCTGTTTACTGTGTTTGATCCAGCGTTTGGATAAAACCACATCACTTCACCAAACAAGTTATTAAGTCCAGCATTAATGTGTTGTTTTGGTGTTGTGTTTAAATCATTAAAAACATGATCTTCAACTAAACACGGTAGTGATTCTAGTTTACCGGTATATCTAAAGAAACCATTTTCTGACATCCAGTAAGCTGTTCCATCAACTTCAACCGCAGCGTTCTGTCCAATCAAACCACAGTTGGTTCCAACTTGTTGAAACGAGAATGTAAATGGTGGTCCAACAAAACGCATAATAAATAATGCTGTATCCGTCCAAACATAAATTGCATCACGACCACGAATGGCTCCAACGATCCTTGATCCGTCGGCCAGTCTTTGTGTACCGGCAGTATTGGTTGACGATGGAGTATACGATGTTGTAGCATTAATACTTTCCTGATCTGAGAACCTGATAAACATTGGATCTTTAGTTGACTTTGTACCAATCGTTGTTTCAGTTCCAAAAAATATTAAGTGTCTGTCTGGTGTAGAGACTAATGTTGTGGCAGTTGCTGTTGGTGCGTTTGCTAATATTGTTGCACGTGTTGAGTTTGCAGCGGTTGCTTCTGAGTTCCAACTAAATGTTTCACCACCGTTAATCGTTGCAATTAATAAATTACCAAAGTTATCAAGAGACCAGATTCCTGGTGCAGTAACAACGTCCCCTGATGGTGCACTATTCCAAGCAGCAAAAGATGCAGCATCCGTTACCGTTGCTCCAGAACTATGAGCGGCAGCCGTTGTTCCCTGTGATCCTCTTGTTAAACCTGACAGTGTTCCAGAGTCATTGTTAGCAGTATAAGCTATAAGTTCAGTTCCAATCAATACAGTTCCAGATGATGGAAAAGAAGATGAACTTGCCATGGTTAAACTTGTAGCACTATCAGTTAGAGATGATGATAGTGTTGATGTAAATTGTCCTGATAATTGACCACCCCATTGTCCAAGGCCCCAACCTGTTGCTGCTGTTTCTAATGCTAAACCTACAGGGAAATAATGTTGAACTCGTATACCCCCAGATGTTGTTGCACCAGAACCAGACTCATTAGATGGCATGGTAATGGTAATTGTTGTATCAGACGGAATAGTTGTGACTGCAAATTTTTTATCATCAAAATCAGTAGATACAAAATTAGAATTAGTGATTGATGAAAAGTTATCTAATAAAATAACGTCTCCAACATTTTCAATGTTGTGCGCACTAGCAAATGTAATGGTGACCGTTGATGATCCGTTTGTGGTTGTAAATGCACTTGTTAATGTCGTTGTCGATTTAATTGGATGAATATCATAAAAAGCACCACCTGAAAAAACATATAACACTCTATTGGTTCCAAGTGCTGCATATTTAATACCACCCGTTGTTACAAAGTGATGAATAGCAGTATTACGTCCAGTTATTTTTGTACCACCAAGCTGTGTCCAACCGCCTATTTTTTCAGGGACACCATATCTAAATCTAACATTATCACAATCAGTCCATTGTGCTTCAGCACTAGAAGAACTAATTTGTTTGTTTATTCCTGGTGCAAATCTTAATTTTTGTAACATAATTTATTCCGCATTGTTTGGTACTCCGTTAGAATTTACAATAGGTGACTCTGCAAAAGCTATAAATAAATATTCAATTCCACTTCCATTAACTACTGTATCATTTACTCTCCACTTAAAACCATTAGAATAAAAATCTACTCTAAAATTGCCATCATCTTCAGCATCAGAGTCGTCTGCTAATAAATTAAAGTTGTTATTGTTAAATCCATTTCTTTTATTATCCCACATGTGCCAACTTTGAGCTACTCCAGATAGTCTTTTTACTAAAAGCCATGCAGGTTTAAAACCACAATATACAAAAGGTCCATCAAGGTCTCCTGCTGTACCTGAAGCTCCATTGCCTGTATATTTACCGATTTTACTATAGCCTTGAACGTTACGAAAACAATATGCTAGATACGTTCCAGAGGCAGTATTAACATGAGAATTAGTGCCAATAGAAAAAACAGAACTTGTTGGTTCTGTATCATTGTGAACAGTTGAAGCTGAAGCAACATTATCTGTAAGATTTAAATGTAAATATTTAGTAGCACCATTAGAAGAATCATAAGTAATCCAATTGCTACTGCCTTCTCTTTTTTTAAAAAGAATAAAATCTGGCTTTGCTCCAAGACCATGTCCAACAGTAGTATTACTGCCAGTGCCAGTATAGGTAACAATACTGAAACCACTAATAGAGCTAGCACTTACTGAACTTGTAACACCTCCATCTGTATTAGATGATGCAGAACCACCAGCTTTCCAATTCCATGCTACATACTTTGCACTGTTTTGATTCCAGTAAGCTTTATCACCTGATCCTTCTGATCCATCTTCAACTCTAAAACCATCTGATAAAAATGCACTAAGGTAACCAAAACGATCTTGCGCACCACCACCTTCAGGACCATTACTATTTGATTGTAACTCTCCGTTTTCACCAGCACCTCTAACACTATCTAGCAAGTTATGACCTGCTGCATCATCTCTACGTTTACCCCAGACCCAGTCGGGTTGAAAACCTACACCAGTTATGTCTCTAGATTCATTATCGTTACCTGTCCATGTAACAGTGTTAAAATATAAACCTGGATCGTCTATAGTTGTGTAAGCCATTATCCATACTCCGCTAAGTTTTTAGAACATATCGCAAAATAACCTGAAGGTGAAAATTCAAAATTACCAAAACCTTCACCATCTGCGTTGCCTGATGAAATAGTAAATCCTGTTGGTGGGTTACCAAAATTTGCAAAACTAATTTTTAAACCTGATGAACTTAAACTATGTGAAGTGCTACCTAGAAACCATGTAGTATCAGCATCAATGGCTACACCACCTGTACCAGATGAACCACTTGTTGGATCACCACTATTTTGATATGTTCCATTTTTTGCAAAATAAACAAAATTATTATCTAAATCTAAAGCTATACTTATAACAT